TGTAATTGATTCTGAACCTCCAATTGTTGAGTTTCCTGTTGTAGTAATTGTTGTTCCTACTAAGGAACCATCAAGATTACTAATTAAATTTACTTGATCAATAATTTCTTCTACTTTTGAACCTAATACCTTTGGATTAGGAATAGATGATCCTAAAAATCTAGCTGGTATAAGTTGTTTTAATTTTGCCATTATTTTAAATTCTTATTATTCGTTTGTTTTTTCTATTGGGTTGTAACTTTGTTGTCTTCGTGATTCTATATCTTCAAGCGCTAATAAAACTGCTTGATCAACTATTTCATCATGTAAATGTTCTGATAATTCACAATTAACTAAAGGAATTATTGAACTAATAGTTGCTGGTTTTCTAATATATCTAAGTCTATAATTATTAATAGTTGTTGTAGGATCGTGAATTAATTCCACTCTACCATCTTCCATCAATCTTAGTATTCTTTGTTTATTTGCTTTTAAAAATGAATTATTAATAATATTATTAATATCATTATGTTGTACCCCATAAACAGGAATTATATCAGTTATACTAACATTTTTACAATCATTATAAGTTATACTAGCTCTTTCTTGAACTATAAACCAATGATCTGTTGGTAATGTTACAAATTGTGCATTAACATCAATATTATCTGTAGCATTAGCTACAGGTGTTAATATAGCATTAGTAACAATTGCTTTTAAGTCTTCAGTTCTTTTTTGAGTTTCTTCAAAAGATTCTCTTTTAATATTATTAGAACCATACCTTTGTTTAATTATCCTTTCTTGTGCTTGATTTAATAATAAATCAATTTCTGTATTATCAAAATTTGGATAATTTAAACTATCAGTTTTATCTAATCTGAACTTAAATGCTGTCACCATTTGAGGTGCTGTCATTTATTAGTCCTCCTTATTCTTAGCTTTATTTTTTAAATCTTGTCCAGCTGCAATTTTAATTGACTGGTTTTTTGGATCCTTAAAAAATTCAATTACTCCTTCAATTGAAGAACCTAAAGATTCTCCTTCATAGATATAGTAATTTGATTTTTTTGTTAATTCTCCTGCTTCAAGTAATTCTGCTACTAATATTCTTGTGGCTAAATTCTTATCTGTAGCAATTTGAATAAACTTTTTAGGATCAGCTTTTAATCGTTTATAAAGTTCTGCTTTTACAATAGTTTCAGATAAACTATCAACACCCTTCATAGGTACTCTATCAAATGATGTAAGAATTTTAAAAATTCCTCTTTTTTCTTTAGCACTAGTATCAGAGAATTTCTCCATAGCTTCAAGTTCTAAATCAGCAATCAATTCTAATTCTTTAGCTTGAGTTTCTAAATCCTCTACAAAAAATTCAACATTAGGATTTTTTCTAATTTCTGCTTGATTCTTTGCTACATTTGTTCTTTCAACTAAAGCATTATATCTAATAACATCCATAGTAGATGCTGTAGAAAACTTAGTTGGTTTATCATTATTAAGTCTTAATTCAAGATGAGCCCAAAATGCTTTATTGGTTTTACTAAGAGTTCCTTTAGGAAGTCCTAATTCATTTTCATATTTAGCTTCTTGTTCTGATGTAAGTCCTGTTTTATATAAACCATCACTATCCAATTGAGCTCCAGTATAAACTGTTCTTGTTTTTGGTAAAGAGCTAACTCCTGAGAATTTAGCTTTAACATGTGGTCTAATTGTATACACTTTTGATTCCATTTTAATATTTCCTTTATTTTTTAATTTTCCTTTTGTTTTTTGTTACTGTTTAATATACTGATATTTATTTAAATAAACAACTTATTAGAAGCTTATTTAAGAAATATAGGGAGAGGGGTTTTAAGTCTCTCCCTATCATTCTATTTATGACATAGAATCTACGTCAAGGATAAATTGAGCAGCATTACTAGGATCTCTTAACAAGATACCTTGTTCTGTCATGATATGAAATTCATATCCATCCACAGCTGTTGCTGATGTTCCATTTTTCTTTGGACCATATGGACCATACATACCTTCAACATATGTACTTACAGTCTCACGACCTTTAGTATATACCTTTTGAATAGATGGTTCACCTTTAGAATATGCTTTAAAATTCAAGAAAGTTGCTTTGTAAGACTCAGCTGGTAAACCAGTTTGAGGATTTAACAAACGATTTCTCACTGTAGAGTTGTATGGTTTATATTCTTGAAGAACAAAACTATCACCATTCAAACCTGTGTATTTAGTAAATTGACCACCAAGTCCAAGATCTTGTCCAGAACCAGAGATGAATTTAGAATCTACTAATGTGAAACGAGAAGCAGAAGCTTTCATTGCTTGGTCAAACAAATCCATAAATCCACGACCACATAGAGCAACATACTCACGAGGACCATCTTCAGTACCATTGTATGACAAGTCATTCATGAACTTACGGATAGTGTCTTCAGTTAAATCTGTATAGTAACGTTTGTTACCAGCAGCAATTTGTTGTTCAAGTCCAGCACCAGTGTAAACTGTGTTACCACTTGCACCCTTCATAGTAGTAGTTGTAGTTGTTGAACTTACATTTGATTTACCATACATAAGCATGATTTCAACTTCATCCATCCATTGACACCAGAATTCCCACTCATTATATTTAACCCATGTAGATGCTTGTTCAGAACCATCAGGATTAGTTAATGTGATATTCAATACTTTATCATGAGCAGCACCTGTGATAGAATATGACTTACGTAGAGTGGTCATATAATTTTCTAACAACAATGGAGTTGCATAGTGAGTTTCACCAGAAGTACGAGAATGATCATTTTCAACAATATTGAAATCTTTAGATAATTCTTTACCAACTGCTAACAAAGCTGAAGGAATAAAATCTGTTTGGTTATTAGTAACCATTTGGCATGTTAGAATAAAATCTACTCCATCATATTCAACTGGACCCATAACTCTAAAAGAGTAACGAGCATCATCTGGAATTAAAACGTCACCTTCTGTGAACCATTTTTCTCCAATACCAATTTTGAATGTAGAACCAGCAATACCAGGATAAGTGGTAGCTCCTTCAAATACAGCTTTAGTAATAGGAATAGCTTTACGGCTATCACCCATAACACCCCAACGGTAGATGATATCATTCATTTCTTTAGCTTTACCAACACCACCTGTCAACAAAGACAAAGCATTTTTAAAACCATTTTGTTTGTTATAAATACGTGTAACTACTTGGGAAGCCATTTCTGGTTCTGTCAAGAAGAATGTACGTAAGTGAGTTGCTTGGGTTAATCCAGCGTGCCAGTTACCTTGGCTTATTTGTAAATTACTAATTTGCATTTTGTTTTATATTTGATTGTTTAATTTAATTTTATACTGCTAATTTTTTAAATCCAGCAAAGCTGTTTGTTCCTTCTTCTTGTTTTTCAATTTTAGGAGTTCCTGATTTTAATTTGTTTCTACCATCTGAATAATTAGATAGTTTTTTCTTAACATCACTAACAACTTTATTTTTAAGTTCTTTTTCAAGTTTACTTGAATCCCAATTATTTTTCATTAAATAAGCAAAAATATATCTAGCTTCTTTACCTTTAACTTTGGAATCAAGTTGATATTGTGTAAGTCCTTCTTTTTTATTTACTATCTTATTCATATAGTCCCAAACTTCTTCTTTCATTTTAGGAGAAAATTTAAAACCACTAATTTGATCAGCATCAAAAAGTCCTTTTTTAAACTCAGCTATTTCTTGTTTTCTAAGTTCTTCTTGTTCCTTAGCATATTTTTTTTGAGCTTCAATAAGTAAATCTTTCTGATCTTTTTCTAATTTCTGAAGACGTTTTAAATGACTCTCTGCTTTAGTTTCTAGCTTTCCAGCATCTTCATATAAAGCAATTTCATCATTAATTTCTTCTTCATTATCCCAACCTGCAGCTAACAATCCTTCTCTAATTACATGCTTTTGTGCATCTTCATCTCCTTCTAATTTCATTCCTTCAAAGGAATTCTCATTATAATAGATTTTATGGAAGTCTTGTGGTTTACCACCATTTTCAACAAATTCTAGATATTTTTGAGTATCCTCATCATATCCTTGTTTCCATTTGTTAATTCCATTAGAGATTGTTTTTTGTTGAAGTTTTTCAAGTCCATCTTCAGTGTCATCAAATTCTTCTCCTTCTTCCCAATCAATTAATCCCTTACTTGCTAGATGTTCTACAAATGGTTTTAAAGAGTTTGAATCTTCTTCTGTTTCTTCTTCAATTTCAGCTTTAAATTCCTCTTCTTCTTCCTCTTCTTCTTCTGTAGAAGGTTCTTTAGTTTTTGCTTTTTTAGCAGCAATTTCATCTGCTTCTTTTTTTGCAGCTTCTAATGCTTCTATAACTTTAGCATCTTCTGTTGAAGTTTCTTCTTTTACTTCTTCTTTTTTCTTAGATTCTTTTTTTACTTTTTCAGGAGCTGCTAAAGCATCTTCTTTTAGTAAATTAAATCCTTCAAATGGATTTTCTTCTTGTACTTCTGTTGTTTCTTTGCTCATTTGTTTTCCTTCTTTAGTTTATAATATACGGTTAATTAATTGATTACGCAACTTTTATCATTTCAAATGTTATAGACAAAAATCATTTAGGTTGATTCCTATAGCTTTAAAAATTTTAGTTCGGACTTATAATTTAGTATTTGGTTGTGTTTTTCTTAAATATTTTAATGCATTTTTTATAACTTCTGCATTCAATCTTATATAAATTATCTACAATACATTGAACAACAAATCTACACTGTTTCTGGTATTACACCACAAAGACTTGGGGCTATTGAAAGCAGAGAAGCTGTAGGTAATCAAGAAAGA